GTAACTATCAAGGCCAATGGCCTTGAAGTGTTTTCAGGATATTTGACCGAGACATCGGATACAATTTCTGATCGGGACCCTGAATACGGTCCGTATTCAGAGGCTCAATTTGATCTTGACGTCCCTGATTGGGTCGCTGGACAAGCTGGAACTGTAAGAATTCCATTGGAATTCACAATCACCGGCGGTGACATGTATTTGCAAGCGATCTATTCAAACTACTGTATGGGTAACGCAGAAGATCCCAATGATCCTACCCAAACTATTCCTGTTGCCGGGGATGCGGATACTTTTTGTCTTTACAACACAGACATTCAACCATTGGTCAACGGGCAAATTTTTCTCGACAGATACGACATTGATGCTAATTTTGGGTTGACCGGTCCCGGACGCATGTTTGTTTTCAGAGGCGAACTAGTATCAATCTCTGCGATTATTCCGAAATTCAATGACACGTTATCGTGGATTTGAGTTCATTTAACTTAACAAAAACCCTGCTGCATGTAGGGTTTTTTTTTTGAGGTTGACCCATATCACAATCTGTACTATAATACGCTCATGTCAACACAAACGCACACAACAAAAACTGCTGAAAAATGTAGCAATTTTTCGCAAGTGAAGTTGGAAAAAGATGCAACAAAATGGGTTGACTGCTATCTCAGCTGCTGCTATAATAGTGGCTTAACAACACAACAGGGCTAGAAACCATGAGTGCTATTCGTATCTTGCGCGGCGAGTACCGCGGCAAAACTGTAAAAAACCAAAGCTTCGCTCTTGTCAGCGGCTTCCAAACGGGCGCCAAGGGCGGCTATGTGACTGTGCAAAACAACGGTGCATTTCCCAACTGCCCTGCCACTGTACGCATCCGCGTTGATGCGATCTCAGACTATGAAATGATCTCCGGAGACACTGTAGAAATGAACAAACCCGCTGCTAAGGTATCTAGTTTTGTAGTAGAGACTGAAGAGCAAGCAATGACTCGCATCCGCGAGCGTTTTGAAATCCTTACTGAAATGTCAAAAGCCTGTATTGGTGGCGACATCCGCGCAATGATCGTGTCGGGACCTCCAGGTGTGGGCAAGAGCTACGGCGTGGAACAAGAAATTGAAAAGGCCACACTGTTTGACAAGATCGCAGGCAAGCGGCTTCGCGCAGAAGTTGTCAAAGGCTCGGCCACTCCTATTGGCTTGTATCAGACTCTGTACAAGTATTCGGACCCAAATTGTGTGTTGGTGTTTGATGACTGTGACTCAATCCTGTTGGACGATGTGGCACTGAACTTGCTGAAAGGCGCCCTGGACTCAGGCAAGAAGCGCAAGATCTCCTGGCTTTCAGAGTCTAGCACTCTGCGTCGCGAAGGCATCCCAGACAGCTTTGACTTCAAAGGTTCGGTGATCTTTATCACCAACTTGAAGTTTGACAAGATGAAATCGCAGAAACTGCGCGATCACTTGGACGCACTGCAAAGTCGTTGCCATTACTTGGACTTGACCTTGGACACCATGCGCGACAAGATCTTGCGTATCAAACAGATTGCCCGAGACGGTGTGCTGTTCGCAGACTACGACTTCGAGCCCGAAACTCAAGACATGATCTTTGAGTTTATGGAAACCAACCAGGTTCGCCTGCGTGAAATGAGCCTGCGTATGGCGCTGAAGATCGCTGACCTGCGTAAGCTGAGTCCCGACAACTGGCGTCGACTGGCAGAGACCACCTGCATGAAGGCAGCTGACTGATATGGCCATCACCATCCTGTGGATGCTGCTGAATGGGTGGTTTGCCAAAGTGAGTTTCGAGCAAGAGTCACCTATCTCAGGATGGATCTGTTTGTGTATCAGTGCCTGGTATCTGAGTCGAGTGATGATTGTAGTCTTTTAAGGAAATGATATGTTTGAAATCTGGGATGGTGATTTGTTTTTGTATGCTGTGGATAATCAATACCAAGCTGACGAAGCTGAGGAGATTGGATTTACAGTGGTAAAGATACAGTAAGATTTTGGCGTAAAGCCAATGAACAGAGTCGCAGTGAATTTCTAGCCCGGCGACTCTTTTGTGACAGGTGCGTAAATGGCACCTGTCTTTTTACTTTTGTCTGAGTGTATGTTACTATATACATTATGCCTTTTTGCTATAGCCCCTGGACCAATATCGATATCAGCCCCCAGGGCACCATGCTGCCTTGCTGTAAATACCAACTAGCAGCAGATCACACAAGATACAATATACAAACCCACACATTGAAAGAATATCACGGCAGTGCCTTTTTAGCACAGATCCGGCAAGAATTTCAGCAGGATCGCTGGCCGTCGGGATGTGTACGGTGTGAGATTGAAGAACAAAACAACATCCGGAGCAAACGCCAATTGGATCATGACCGCTGGCATGAGCACTATGCTGAATACACATTAGACAGTGATCAATGGTTAACTGCTAGTATAGCTTTCGGGAATACCTGCAATCTGAAGTGTATCACCTGCGGCAGTCACAGCAGCAGCCGTTGGCGCAAAGAATATCGTGACATATACAGTGTAGATTTTCAACATGTAAAGTTTTATCGCGATGATTTTGTAGATGATTTTGTGGCACAGGCGCCGGGAATTATACATCTGGACATACACGGAGGAGAACCATTTTTAAGTGGAGTTATTGAGCAAAAGAAGCTGCTGAATCATTATGTAGAATCAGGCCAGGCTCATGACATATCTTTACACTACACTACCAATGTGACGGTGTTTCCAGATGCAGCATGGTGGCAATTATGGAGTCACTTTCGAGAAATAGATATGCAACTCAGCATAGATGCCATTGGGGCCAGATACGAATACATAAGACATCCTGCTGTGTGGGCAGACATTGTAAAAAACACTCAGAGATATATACAAAAAGAACAGCAGTTATCCAACGTCAGACTCAGTGTGAGTCACACAGTAAGCGCCTACAATATTTTTTACCTAGATGAATTTTTCACCTGGTGCGAACACATGGGATTACCACGGCCTTGGTTGGGTCGGGTGCATAGACCTGCCCACATGCGTCCAGAGATATGGCCTAATAAACAACATATTGTGAAACATCTTTCTAATAGTCGTCACGAAGATGTACGTACCTGGTCCGGGATGATTGATAACTCAGATGACAGTGATCAATTTGAAGAATTTTGTAAAAAATTACATCAACATGACCAATATCGTGGATTGGATTTTTCACAGACATTTCCTGAAATGGCTCAGGAACTATTGACTGTTGAATGAACATGTGTTAATATATACAATGACCAATTTTGTTCCAAATCGCTCATTGATAGTTGAACCTCCAAGAGGACTATACCATTGGGCCCGTATTTTCAATCGACTTCAGAGGAATTACTTTGTTGAACCTGTAAAATTAAGAAGAGAAAAGCAGATCAAAGATTTCATAAAACTCAATGGATACACCCGAGTAAAATTTAAAATCGATACAGATGTATTCAATGACGTAGATGTAACAAAATGCAGTAAAAGTTATCAGGCAGACCTGGTTGTGATAACTGATCAGAAATTCAGTAGATATCCTTGCCCAGCCATGATTGAACAGATAAAGAATCAGTTAGACCGTTGTGCTCATTTGTATTTGTGTCTAAATAGACATTACGTCAACATTGACAACAGTTATCATGATACCACTCTGGATCAGAATTTCAATGTGGCTATCTCACAGTGGTTAAAAAAGCAATTACCTCAATGCGATGTGATTGATCTATCGTTGGATTATGTGGATTACGGCACTGCATTCACCTGGGCCATACCTGATAGACATTTTTTTATTAGAAAATTATGAGTAAAATAATTGAATTTTTTGATCAGGCTTCGATCAGAACTGACTGGAAAACCCAATATATTCGATATCGACTGGGTAGACTTAAACATCAATATTGGCTGTGGAACAGGAAAAATCCAACCCAGGCAATCATTGACGACTATGATCATGCCATAATGAAAAATTGTCAATTGGGGAAAACTGTATTTTTTGCTAGTGCAGGCTATTACATACGTGATATATTCCCTGACGTTGAGGTAGTAGAGATGCACCCGGTGGTCAAGACTTTTTATCCTGATGCTTATATCTGTACCGATAGGTCAATGTTGTCATCGGTATTGCCATTCAAAGCTGATAACTTTGTTGTGGTCAATAACAGGGCCGAGATGTGGTGTACAGTTGATGGAATAACCGATCATTTTTCCAATTATATCAAGGTTATGAATCCGGGTTGTAGATTGTTTTACAGTTTCAGAGACACACAGATGCATGTGAATAGACTAACAACAGATTTGGAATCACATTTCTTAGATTGGGCTAGATCTTTGCAACAAAGTATTGGCTTGCAACTGGTATGGCACAGCATTGATTTTTCTAAAAAAACTCCGGACCACAATGGTTATTATGACCAACTGGAGAATCCAGACACCACCAATGGCAATTTAAAATTTTGGTTTGTATACCAAGGAGACGCATGGATTCCGATCGTTTAAAAATTGTATGTTATACCGGGGGTACCTGCGGCGATTTGATCGCAGCCATGATTGATAAAACACATGCTAGATTTCAAAATGCCACAGTGATACATTCTGACGATCGACGACGTCTTAAAAAACCTCACATATTCGCCAACGATGAAGAAAAGGATCAGTACATCACGGAGATATCAACTCAGTATCAAAGCATACCCAGTCATGACCTTGATTATCATGTGCGGAGATCTCATGAATTTATTGCAATCACAGTGCAGGATTTTAAAATAGCCATGTGGGCAGCTGGAAGATTTCGTGGACTACACAGGCCCCATGTGTGGCAAGAGATGCAGACTGTATGTGGTGCTGCCACCATTGAAGATTATGCACAGATCTTGATTGATTACTCCAACATGGTCGTAAATCATCACTGTAATGTTGTAAAGTTAGAAGACATACTTGCTGGCAATGCTGTCAACGCTTTAAAAAAGTTAGGCATCATACATCCTGACCAGGATCTTTATGATAAATGGTTGGCTCTACAAAATATCACACAATGAAAAGAGCAACAATAATAATCCGCGACGAAGTGAACATAAAGATCGAAGGCCTGGATCTTGACACTCGCAGGGACCTAGTGAAGAAATTCAAATACGATGTGCCCTACGCTCGTTATCTACCTGCTGTGCGACTGGGACGCTGGGATGGTAAAGTGGCCTATTTCCAACTAGGAGGCAGCACTTATGTGAATCTGTTGCCGGACATCATTCCCATGTTAGAAAAGCAAAACTACGATATCGAACTGGACGATCAACGCACCTACACCACAACCTTTGATTTTACACAGGTGACAGAAACCACATATCAGGACCGTGCATGGCCCCCGGGACATTTAGCAGCAGGGCAACCCATCTTGCTAAGAGACTATCAAGTGGAGATCGTGAACAACTTCCTGGCCCACCCACAATGTTTACAGGAAGTGGCCACGGGCGCAGGCAAGACCATAATGACAGCAGCATTGAGCGATGCTGTGAGCGCATATGGGCGCAGTATTGTCATCGTGCCTAACAAAAGTCTGGTGACACAAACAGAAAAAGACTACATCAATATGGCGTTGGATGTGGGTGTGTATTTCGGCGACAGAAAAGAATACGGTCGATCACACACCATTTGCACCTGGCAGAGTCTAAACAACTTGTTAAAGAACACAAAGAATGGTGTGGGTGATTGCACCATACAGGAATTCTTAGAGGACGTTGTGTGTGTGATAGTAGACGAAGTACACATGGCCAAAGCAGACGCACTAAAGACCCTGCTCACAGGCGTGATGGCGCAAGTGCCAATTCGGTGGGGACTCACAGGAACCATTCCAAAAGAGCTGTTTGAAAGCCAAAGCCTGTTGGTGAGCCTGGGTCCTGTGATATCTAGACTGGCTGCCAGCGAACTACAGGATCGCGGTGTGCTGGCACAGTGCCATGTGAATGTGGTGCAACTGGTAGACATCCGAGAACACAAGACCTACCAAGAAGAACTGAAATATCTCCTGGAAGAGGCCGGTAGACTAGATGCTATCGCTCAACTGGTGCTGCAGGTGAATGAAACAGGCAATACACTGGTGCTGGTGGATCGTGTGGCAGCAGGGCATGAACTGGTAGCAAGGCTGGGCGACCGTGCTGTGTTTGTGAGTGGCGCCACCAAGGCCCGGGACCGCCAGGATGAATATGATGAAGTGGCCACCAGCACAGACAAGATCATTGTGGCCACATACGGTGTGGCAGCAGTGGGTATCAACATACCCAGAATCTTTAACTTGGTAATGATCGAACCGGGCAAGAGTTTTACACGAGTGATCCAAAGTATCGGGCGCGGTATCAGAAAGGCACAAGACAAAGATCATGTGCAGATCTGGGACGTCACTAGCACATGTAAATTCAGTAAAAGACACTTGACCAAGCGCAAGACCTTTTATAATGAAGCCAACTATCCTTACACTCAGGAGAAATTGTCATGGCAATGAAAAAATTACTGGTGGTGGGCGATAGTTTTATGCATCCTGACTCAGGTTTTCCAGGGCAACATTGGAGTGAGATGTTGCCCGAATACCACATCATCATGCGTAGCATATCGGGCAGCAGTAATGGAATGATTGCATATCAGTTCTTTCAAGGACTACAACTCGATCCAGACGCAGTGGTCATGGGATTTACCATGCCGGACCGTATTGAATTCCTGATCCCTCCTGGTCAGGACCACAGTGACAACGTATGGTACAGCAGTGGAAATAGTGCGTTGAACAACGATCAGAAATTGGCAGTGGATCTATTTCGTGCTACCACAGATGATCAGATGAATCTTTTTAAATCTTGTGTGATGGCCAGAAGCATGTTTCTTGAATGTGAACGGCGACGATTACCATATGCATTTAATTGGAATGGATTATATGGCGCACCAGGTGCGCCAGCAGTGCCACTGATAGAGTCAATTGTGAGTGAATTTAAATCTCGACAATGCAGCAATCTAAATGGGCATCCGGTATTTAAAACAAGTCCAGGATATCATACCGACGATCCTGTGTGGCAGAATCGAATGGCCACTGAAGTTCGGCACATACTCACAACGGTTGACTTTGACTGAAAAAAAACATACAATAAACTCATGCGTATCCTTACATTGGACAATCGACCCTATGATCTTGACCACTTGCCTGAAGAGGTAGATGACATGAGATTTGCCATACTAGATAATTCTGATCCTGCCAATCCAGACTATCACTACATTCCTTTAATCTTTTTGGAAAGTTTCAATGCACCTGCCTTGGTATTACAGATAGGTGATTTCAAGATCAAAATGCCCGTGGATTGGCAGATCCTGATTGGTGAACCTGAAGTGGGCGATCTAGAAATGCTGCCACTCACCAGTGTGAATGATCGTGGGTTCCGAGTGTTTCAATTCAATCCACTCAGCAGTTTCCGCCCCAGTTTTCCCAGCTTGGAGATTGTGGATGTATACCAAGAAGTAGCGTGGTATGCACCCAAGCTAAAGAATGGACAGATGCTGTGTGTGCCCATCAATGATGCAGAGCAACCGGACTGTGTGTATTTCGTCAAAGACATCAGCAGAAACTGCGAGATAGTGGATTACAATCGAGCCTGGTAATGGGACAGTTGAAGCCTGCTGTGACACTGATATACGAGCGTGATGGCGATACTGTGTATGCTCGCGAGGCAGGAGCAGATCCTGCCACACGAACAGAAGTGGGGCATGAGTATGATTGCAGAACCAGTGACGGCAGACCGTTGTGGGAACAAATAAAAGAAGCCAAGTTGTGGGGTGACATTCACCGAGCGGCCCGTACCAATCCTGCTTTACAAGATGCACTGGACCGTGCTATAATGGTGTATCACCTAACTCGAATCAAATGAGCGACAAACTAAACATTGGCAATGAGATGCGTCAATTTGACGCAAAGAACCGTGACTTCTATGATGAACTCACACCAGAAGAACGCCGGAAGTTCTCCACCTTCCTCATGGTGCGTTGGGGGTCAGCTGTGGATGGCAGCAGGGAGATCCAGGAATACTATGTGCAGAGCACAAATCATTACTTGAACAAGCACTTCTTTAGCATGCATCGGCATCCCAAACTGCAATGGCTCATGGCCACAGCGGTGAGCCCGGGCATGGGTGCCATGCGACACAACTGGATTGCACCCAAGAAGAAAGAAGCCGGTGCCAGTACCCTAAAGAAACAACTGCGTGAGTTGTATCCACATTTCAAGGATGATGAGATTGATCTCATGGCTGCGCTCACTGACAAAAAAGAAATAGCTCAACTGCAACGGGCCCATGGCAACGACTAGCGACTTCACATGTAAGTATTGCTCTCGATCATTCAGCCGAGAATCCACGCTGAGTGTGCATGTGTGCGAACAAAAGAAACGCTGGCAAGAGCAAAGCGAGCGTGGTGTGCAGTTGGGCCTGCAGGGCTATCTAAAGTTCTACGAATACACACAAGGTTCGGCAAAACTAAAAGCCTGGGATGACTTTGTGACATCACCTTACTATCGTGCATTTGTGAAATGGGGTAGGTATTGTGTGAGTGTGCGGGTGATCCAACCAGAACGATTCATTGAATGGTTGCTGAAAGGCAATCGAAAGATTGACAACTGGTGCAGTGATCGGCTATACACAGAGTATCTTGTGAATCATGTGCAGAAAGAAACTGTAAATGATGCGCTGGCACGAGCAATCGAACATGGTATTGATTGGGGTGAACGGACTGCTTCTCCAGCACATGATTGTTTGAGATATGGCAGTGTGAATGCCACATGCTATGCTGTGACCACAGGTAGGATCAGTGCTTGGGTGATCTACAATTCGGAATCCGGGCAGAAGTTCCTATCAGAACTCAACGCAGAGCAAGTGGCCATGATATGGCCTTACATTGATTCAGACATATGGCAGAAGAAGTTTGCAGATTATCCTGCGGATCAGGAATACGCAAAAGAGATTTTAACACGGGCAGGATGGTAACATGATAAAGAATGTGTATGGTAGTGGACGATATCTAACCACTTACAGCAACAATGCCAGTAACTATGTGAGCAATTTCAGCGGGGCACAAGGGCTGGGTGATCTGCGATTCAACACAGTGCATCAAGGCATGGAAGTGTATAACGGCTCAATGTGGCAACCTCTAAGCATGAGTGATGTCAGTGTGAGTCTAACAGGGGATGCTGTGGAGGCCATTGACTGGGTGAATCAAAAGCGCAAAGAAGAACATGATATTCAAGTATTAGCTGAGAAGTATCCTGCTGTGGCCGATCAGTTGGCAGCAGTGCGTGAGGCTGAAGAGAAACTGCGTATGATAGCAGCCTTGGTCACTGTATGAGCGCAGATATCGACATTGATGTGCCCAATAGGGATGCTGTGTTGAACTTGATCCAGCATACTGCTGCACGGCAAAGCAACGGAAGAAAGCACAACTCCGGCATCTATGTTACTGACATCCCGTGTGATCCTACCACAGGAACTAGTGCATTGGATTATGAAACAGCCGAAGCCCGTGGCTACTTCAAGATAGACTTGCTGAATATGAGTGTGTACAGTCTAGTGCAGGATCCTGCACACTATGAAGCAATGTTGGCAGCAGAACCACCTTGGTCAAGATTGTGGACTGATCCTGAATGGGTCAAGCAACTGGTGCATATCGGCAACTACACTGAATTGTTACGGACAATGAAGCCAGATTCAATTCCAAGGATGGCTGCGTTTATCTCAGTAATCCGTCCAGGCAAAGCACATTTGCAAAATCAGCCTTGGCCCCAGGTGTTTGAGTCAGTGTGGGATGGTGATGACAGCAGAGGCTACACATTTAAGAAAGCTCATGCGGTAGGCTATGCAGCATTGGTGGCATTGCATATGAACCTAATCAACACGCCTGACCAGGGTAATTGATTTTCGTTTGCCTTTTCGGCGGGCAATATCATTGAGACTGCACACAGGGCCGTGCAGGATCTCCAGGTCCTTGTTCACAAAAGTGCGTAAGCACAGACGGAATTCTTCCCATTCACCACGCAGGAAGATGTTGATGGGGATTGATCTATTGCTTTCCCACCACCAGGTGTTGGCCAGATCGATGTATCGGCGTTTCTGGCCAGGATCTTGGATCACACCAAAGTCATAGATGGTGGTGATCACATCGTCGCGATTCTGCACGATGCCCACGTATTCCATGTTGGAGTACACACACAAGGTTATGAAAGGATACTTGTCTGCAAGTTTTTGGAATAAGTCGCTGCCCATATTGTATTGGTTTGGATATTTATACCCCGAGACTTCGAGCTAAATATCATTGGAGCTCACCACATGTATTCAACCCAGATCTATATCTATCAACAAATCCAACGGGTGTTGGTGCTGGATACCACAGATGGTGATGTTTTTGACCGGAGGTGGGATCCTGTGTATGCTAAAAAATTAACCATCAACAAAGGTGTTGACAATGTGATTTTGTTTGAGTTTA